TAATTGCCATTTTATATTAATTAAGTTAAACTAAAAATAAAATAAAATGGCAATTACTTATCAATGGGTTATCCAACAAATGGTTACAAAACCCACAGAAGATGGATTACAAGATGTAGTTATCCAAGCAAATTGGTTATACAGAGGGATAGATACAGATGATACAGGAAAAATTATAGCGGCTGTAGCCGAAAGTGGTCAAACCCCTTTTACTACTCCTCCTAATCCTGATACATTTATTCCTTATGCAGACTTAACAGAAGCTGAAGTTATTGCTTGGATTGAAGCAAATGTTGATATGGTACAATTAAATGCTCTTATTGATTATGATATTGAGCAAGTATTAAATCCCCCTGTGGTAATTTTACCATTACCTTGGGACCAACAAACTGTTGAAACTATTGCGTAGTTCAATAATTATTCATTACTTTTACATTAAATAAATCAAATCAAATGGAAAACAAAAAAAAGTACAAAGACCTTAACATTTTAGTGGCTTCTATTAATTCCGTTATTGGCGGACAGGAGACAAAAATTCAGAAGAAATTATTTAAAATCTACGAGAAGTTTAAGTCTCATCACGAGTCTTATAATACTCAACGTGATGAATTGCGTTTGGATAATGCCGCTACAGATGACAAGGGAATCCTTGTTATGGATGAAAAAGGAGAGTATAAATTCAACAAAGAAGGCGTTAAAAAATTAACTAAAGATGTTGAGACTTTAAACGAAAAAGAATTTGATTTTACTCCTATTGAAGTTATCAACACTAATGGGTTAGAGAAATTTATATTCCTTGAAGGTTGGACTACAGGCATTACGTTTATTAAAGAAGAAGAGGAAGAACTATAATGGACATTCGTAAAATATCAATAGGACCCGACTACAAAGGCGGTGCTATGCACTATATTGTAGGGCAGAAAATCCTTAATGATAGCAACGAGATTCATCTTATTAGGATTAATCCTGAAAAAGAGTCTATTCAAATCTTTATCATAAACGAGAAGGCGGAGGTGGTGCTTTGGAAAGAGTTCACCTCCACCATTCCTATTTCAATTGAATATAACATAAACATCTAATGCAGTCTCCATTCTACTTCATAGCTAAGCCTGTGAATGGAAGAAGGTACGACAATACAAAAGAGATAGGAGGTGTTGACTTTATTGTCAGCACTTCTGAGGAGGACCATAAGTTCTCTAACCGATTTGCTGAGGTCGTTGAACTTCCATTGGGTTATAAAGGTCCTATCAGGGAAGGTGACACTTTACTTGTGCACCATAACGTATTCAAGTTTTATAATGATATGAGGGGTAGGCAGAAGAGTGGCAAGTCTTTTTTTAAAGACGACCTATTCTTTATTGAGACCGAGCAGTTCTATATGTATAAGCAAGACTCCACGTGGAACGCTTACGATAGATATTGTTTTGTTAAACCTATTCCCGTTACAGAAAGCTATATCAAGAAGCCATTCTCAGAGGAACCTCTTATGGGTATAATGAAGTACCCTAACGAGTACTTACTTGAGCGTGGCATCAAAGCAGGAGATATGGTATGTTTTTCTCCTGATAGCGAATATGAGTTTACAGTAGATGACGAAAAGTTATACAGGATGTACGACCACCAAATAACAATCAAATTATGAATCTAATTACATTCGACAACATTATTAAAGACCCATTATCCTATGTATCAGATATACACTTGCACGGGTTTCAAGACGTGGCAGATGGTGAATACACTTTCAAAAACATTCAGCCACGAGACAAGAACGATGAGTTTGCCAAATATGTCAGTGAACTATTTATTGGTTACAAAGTAGATTTAAACTTTGTTCGTAAGTCACCATTGAACCAAGAAGAACCAAATTTTGTACATACAGATGAAATGATGGGTGATATTACTTGCTTGCTTTACTTAAATGAGCAGGCACCTGAGGATGATGGGACAACTGTTTATGATGAGGATAAGAAAGCGTTGATTACAATGTATTCTAAGTTTAATCGTATGATAGCCTTTAACTCAGACGCTCCACACTCGAGGAATTTATTCCATAACTTTGGTGAGGCAGAAACTGCAAGGTTGGTTCAGATAATATTCTTAAAGGTTAAGTAATGAGAGATACTAAAGAGATAAAGCTGAGAATCATTGAAGCCGGATATAAAGCCGTTAGTCATCTTGTAAAAGTGGCTGAGGAAGATATCATCAATACCGATTCAGATACAGATGTATCTGCGGATAAAATGAAGAACGCAGCAGCGGCTAAGAAGTTAGCCATCTTTGATGCATTTGAGATACTAAGTAGAATAGAAGCGGAGAAAGAAAATCTCGACTCCGTAGATAGAGGAATAAGTAAAACAGACACAAAACAAGGATTTGCAGAAAGAAGGTCAAAGCAATAGTTTATGCCGTATAGTGGAGAACCATATACCGGCTGCCGTCATCTCTAATAAAAATAGGGTGAGGTCGTGGCTGTATGGTTATAATCCTCAGTATAATGTTATTGTAATTTCAAAGACCGGACAAATAGGGCAGATAGTAGAAATAGAAGAGTTATTTATTGCTCTTCCTGCTACCCCCGATAAGTGTCTTCAAAGACACTCCACTAAAGCTGAACAATATTGGGAGCGTCACGAACTGCCCCGAGAGTTGTTTAAAATACAATCCATATTTCAATGGAACGAAAAACCAAAAGAATTTAAAACCCGTTGGGTCGACTACATCGAGCAAGAATTTGACTACAGGGAGCAGGGAACTTGGTTTATGAACAATGGTGTTAAAACCTACATAACCGGCTCACACTATATGTACTTGCAGTGGGCAAGTATTGACATTGGGTACCCTGACTTCCGTGAAGCTAATAGAATATATTGGATATTTTGGGAAGCCTGTCGTGCAGACCCAAGGTCATTTGGTATGATATACCTTAAAATTAGGCGTTCGGGGTTCTCGTTTATGTCATCATCAGAGTGTATCAATATAGGCACCCTCGCACGTGACGCACGTATAGGTATCTTGTCAAAAACAGGTGCTGATGCTAAAAAAATGTTTACAGACAAGGTTGTCCCTATTAATAGCCGCCTTCCATTCTTTTTTAAACCTGTTATGGATGGTATGGATAAGCCAAAGACTGAATTAGCATTCAGGGTTCCGGCATCTAAGATTACCAAGAAAAATATGTACGAGTCTAACGACAATGAGATTGACGGATTAGATACATCAATAGATTGGAAGAATACCGAAGACAACTCATATGATGGAGAGAAGCTACTCTTTTTGGCTCACGATGAGTCTGCTAAGTGGACTAAGCCTGTAAACATTAAAGAGAATTGGCGTGTAACTAAAACGTGTTTGCGTTTAGGTAGTAAGATTATTGGCAAGTGTATGATGGGTTCAACCTCAAATGCATTAAGTAAAGGAGGACAGAACTACAAAGATATTTACGAAGATTCAAATGTAAAGGTTCGTAATGCCAACGGGCAAACTAAGAGTGGCTTATATGCATTGTTTGTACCTATGGAATGGAATATGGAAGGATTCATTGATAGATATGGTCATCCTGTATTCCGTAAGCCTGATGAGCCTGTAATGGGCGTAGATGGCAATTGGATTATAAATGGAGCCATTGACTATTGGGAAGCAGAGGTTGACTCTTTAAAGAGTGATGCTGATGCATTAAATGAATTTTATCGTCAGTTCCCACGCACAGAGTCTCACGCTTTCAGAGATGAGAGTAAGCAGGCTTTGTTTAATTTAACTAAACTATATCAGCAGATTGACTATAATGACTCAATGATTAAGGAACATTACCTTACTCGTGGGTCTTTCTCGTGGAAAGATGGCATAAAAGATACTGAGGTAATATGGACGCCTGATACTCGTGGTAGATTTAATATTGCTTGGGCACCACCTAAGCATATGCAGAACAATATTCACATACGCAATGGAATCAAGTATCCGGGCAACGAGCATCTTGGGTCATTTGGCTGTGACTCCTATGATATCTCAGCCGTTGTGGGTGGGCGTGGTTCTAATGGTGCTCTACACGGTATGACTAAGTTTCATATGGATGATGCTCCTGTCAATCAATTCTTTTTAGAATATATTGCTCGTCCACAAACAGCGGAAATATTTTTTGAAGAAGTATTAATGGCGTGCGTGTTCTATGGAATGCCTATCTTAGTGGAGAATAACAAACCAAGACTTTTATACCATATAAAAAATAGAGGATATAGAGGTTTCTCTATTAATAGACCGGATAAACAAATGGCAAAGCTGACAAAGACTGAGAAAGAGTTAGGAGGTATTCCAAACTCATCAGAAGATGTTAAGCAAGCACACGCCTCTGCAATT